GTCTGATTCTTTTTGCCATGTAAGTGCAGACATTACATCATCAATTCTTGCTTTAACCTTTACCCATGATTTATATGCCGCATCTTTACCAACCTTTTTTGGGTATGCTTGCCAAAATTCTTCAAAGCCATCATCAAGCGATTTATCGCGTATAGGTTTTAAATTGGTTATTGGTTTATGGTTTATGGTTATTGGTTTATGGTTTATGGTTGGTTGAACGGTCGTTAAACGGTCGTTGCTTTCTTGTTGAACGCTTGCTGTTTGTGCGTTCTGTTTCCGTTTATCAGCCGATGCCTTTCCAGCCTTTGATGCTGTTTCCAGTTGCTTGTGATAATCGGCAATAACTTGGGCGCAACGGGTATGGCAATAATAATCTTCTGATTCATAAAAAAACAATTCCAATATGTTTTGAACAACATCTTGCTTGCCCCTAGCGTTTACTTTTGCCGTTAATAACGCAATGTTTTTAGGTAAAGGATTTTCGGTATCGTAATAAAGCCAAATCAATTTCATGTAAATGCCAACTTCTTCGTTGGTCAAAAATGAAGTGTCCTTAATAAAATCACCAATATGGTGTTGGTAATAGTGCATAATTTTGCCCCATGAAAAAGGCTTCACCTGCTAACTCCGATGTTTTAAATCGGTTGGTAGAACGGTCTTAGTAACCGCCAGTTAGCATGTGAAGCCCTACTAAAGTTTATCGCTACCAAGCGATTTGTGAATCTTAATTTATCTAAATTAACTTTGCAAGCAATTTATTTTCAGCCATTTTTAGCCAAAAACACCTGTTTTAGCACTTTAATCATGCCCACCAATAGGCTTTTTAAGCGTTTTGGCGCGTTTTAAGGGTCGGCTATATGGTAGCCTTGCCGCCTTGTGGATATGCTGTGCATTAAACGGCTAAAATCTGTGGATGGATTGTGCATAACTTTTTGCCGTAAAGCCAAAAACTGTGGATAACTTTACGGGTTTAAATAGGCATTTATGGCGTTTTTTGCGTCATCAAATCCAAAACAAACAATAGCAGGATAACCCATCAATGTTGCCGCGCCCATAAATTCCTTTTGACTATCAGAAACCCGACCACCTTTAACTTTCATTTCAATCCATAATCCATGATAGCCGTTCTTGGGTATCATTAAGAACAAATCGGGAACGCCAGCCAACACACCTTCCTTTTTTAATTTAACGGCTGTTCCTATGTTGCGAACACCGCCATTGGGTATGGCAAACAAATAACTGGCATACTGGCGATGCTGAAGCCTAAACCAAGCAATAACGGCAACCTGTTCTTGATGTTCCGTCATGCCGCTATATTTTTAAAGTAAACGCATAATGTTTCAACCAAACTGTATTTAGCATCGCCACCTTTAATAATTTTGTCCAAGCGATAACGCTGAATGTTTAATTGATTAGCAATCGCACCAATGTTATATATTGGGTCTTGCAATTTGCGTCTAACATAATTTAAATTTGATTCCATAATTATTTCCTTAAAAATTGCATTATACATCTATTTAAACTTTTTACAAAATAATTTAAAAATAATTAAAATAATGCTTGCAATATAATTAAAGGTGTTATATGATGAAGTTGTGCTGATTTAGCACCAACGGAAACTAAAGGAAACTAAAATGTTTAAATTTAATGATGGCGGTAGAGCAAATGCAGGATATAAAGGCAATGCAGGTGATTGCGTTGTTAGGGCAATAACAATAGCAACAAATAGTGATTATAAAGAAATGTATAAAAAAATGGCTTCCGCAAGTAAAGAACGCGGTGGCGCAAAAACAGCAAGAAATGGTGTGCATAGGGATGTGTATGAACCCATACTAAAACAATTTGGATTTGTGTGGCAACCAGCCCCAAAGTTTGTAGGCAGAAAAGCAAGAACATACGATATGCCTAAAGGAATTGTTGTAGCAAGGCAAGCGCATCATTTAGTTGCTGTTATTGATGGCGTTGCAAACGACAGTTGGGATTGCACTAATAAAATGGTGTATGGCTATTGGGCAAAAATATAAACCATTAGGGGCGAAAGCCCCTTAATTGGAAATTAAAGGAAACTATTATGAGTAAAGTTTTGCAAAAGTTAATTGACAGCAATCCCGATGTTTATGATTTTATGCTTGATAAGGTTGATGGCGAACCCTATGAAATTTTGTTAGAAGCCGGCTATTCTGTTGATGGTTACCATTCAATTTCAGGCAATACAGTTAAAGATGTTTTGGTGCAAGTTTCATTTATCCAAAAGTGCAATGATGATTGCGTTTGCCATACTGACAGTTGGTAATTTATTTTAAAATAAATTAAAAATAATTGTAAATAATGCTTGCAATCAAATAAAAGTATATGTATTATGAAGTTGTGGTTGGGCAACACACAAACGGAAACTAAAGGAAACTTAAAAATGACACTAGCAATCGCAAAAATCCAAAACAAAAAATCTTACTTAAAATTTGGTGCGCCTGTTATCGCGTGGCAATTAGTAACATTTGCTAACGGCACTAAAGGTGCTTACCTTAACAACGAATTGATGCCGCTAACTTTGGCTGTTAAATTGCATGAAGTTACTGACAGCGTTTACACAATGACATCAATCTTGCACAAACACGCAGAATTTAAAACACTTAACTAAACTTAATGGGGCGCAAGCCCCAACTTGGAAACTAAAGGAAACTATTATGACAAAAGAAAAATATAACGGCTGGTCAAATTACGCCACTTGGCGCGTAAACCTAGAAATGTTTGATGGCACATCATTTATTGAAGATGAAACATTAGACGCTTATCAAATATCACATTTATTAAAAGAATACGCTGAAGAACATTTAATTGACACATCGTCAGGCATTGCGCTTGATTATGCGCTTGCATTTATTAGCGAAGTTAATTGGTATGAAATTGCTGAAAGCATGGTTGCCAATTTTGAATTGGAAGAAAACTAAAATGAAATATATACGCCCTGTTTTTGACGATGATTACTCTGAAGATATTCCTGCCAATATCGCAGACCTTGTTGAACAATACTTAATCAATTCCCCCAACCTATCAGACTACCTTGAAGAAACTGATTTAATCAGCGACCAAGTGCTTGTTATTCTTTACGATGCCAATGACGATAAATTGGGTCGTATTCGCGACATTTACAATAGCAAAATTCGCGACCTAGCCGACTTTGTTGAAGCCAACTATGATTGCGATAACTTTGCCCGTTGGATGCTTAATGAAGTAAAGGATTGGTAATGAAAGACTATAAAAACTTAGTTGTAAAATCTGAAACAAACTGGCTTCACATTGCTGTTGAAACTGTTTGCTTTGTCGGTAGCATGGTAGCAATAGGCTTCTTGCTTTGCTTGTTGTCTGTTTAACACGAAAGGATAAGATATGAGTTATGCAAAATTAAGGGCAACCAATGTTAATGCCCAAACAGAAAAGAAAGGCAACCTAACCTATTTGTCATGGACTTGGGCGGTTGATGAATTACTGCAAGCCGATGAAACTGCCACATGGGACTTCCCCGAACCAAAATACTACGGCGAAACCATGATGGTGTTTTGCAATGTTACTGCCTTTGGCAAGACCATGAAGATGCAACTGCCTGTCATGGATAACCGCAACAACGCTATTGCAAACCCCGACAGCCGCAAAATAAGCGATGCCACGATGCGATGCCTTGCCAAATGTATTGCGTGCTTTGGCATTGGTTTATACATCTATGCCGGTTCTGATTTGCCGCAAATTGATGCTGAAGAATATGCCGACAGATTAAATGCCTGCGTAACATTAGCCGAATTGCAAGATGCGTATTTAGCCATTGTGCCTTTGTTCAAATCCGATGCACAATCGCTTGCTGTTATTACCAAAACCAAAGACCTAATGAAAGCCAAACTTGGAAAGGATGCCAAATGATGATTCTTGATTGCCTTTATAAACTAACACCACCAAGCCCACACTTTGCAAAATTGCGTGAAAAAAAAGTTGCCGCTTGCAAACACATGATGGGCGAAAAATGGTTGCTTGCCCAACAGGTTCATAGAAAGGATGCAAAATGAACGAACAATTACCCGAGCATGAAATGGAATTACTAATTGCTGATGCTGTGCGTTATCGTTTTTTGCGTGATATTGCGCCTGCAATTACAAAAGAATGTATTGCTAATAAAGATTACGATTGGGCGCTTCATGTTGGCTTTGATTTTATTGCCTATACACGCCAAGATGGAACGATTGACGCTGTTTATGGGCAAGATTTAGATGATGCTATTGATGCTGAACTTTTTAATGCTATTAGTAAGGAAACAGAATGAACGAAACCCAAGGGTCAGATGAATGGTTTGCCGCCCGTTTGGGCAAGGTAACTGCCAGCAAAATAACCGATGTGTTGGCAACCGTTAAAACAGGTGAAGCCGTAACGCGCCGCAATTATCGTATGCAACTTGTTTGTGAACGCTTAACGGGGCGCAAAGCCGAAACCTATACCAACGCCCACATGGAACGCGGAACTGCGTTAGAACCGCTTGCAAGGGCTTCCTATGAACTAAGAAAAGGCGTTATGGTTGATGAAGTTGGCTTTGTTCAGCACCCAACCATTGAAATGGCAGGTGCAAGCCCCGATGGGTTAGTTGATGGCGGCAGTATTGAAATCAAATGCCCCACGCCTGCTAACCACATTGAAACCGTATTGCGCGGAACAGCCCCAAGCCAGTATTACGCCCAAATGCAATGGCAAATGGCTTGCCTAGGTAATGCTTATAAATTTGTGGACTTTGTGTCCTATTGCCCCGATGTGGGTGAAGATTTGGAATTGTTTATTGTCCGTGTTCCACGCGATGATGAATGGTTGCAAGAAACGGAAAAGGCTGTAATTGCTTTTCTAAATGAAGTGTCGGAAACATTTAATCAATTAAAGGAAATGAAATGGCTATAACCCATGAACTAATATCACGCGGCGAAACTTATAAAGACAAAAACGGCGATGAAAAAACACGCTGGATTAGATGCGGTGTTGTAATGGACACCAAATCG